ATCAGATTGGCTTGCCGTATTGGGGTCAAAGGCGAATACTTCGCTCGACTGAAGTTCTTCGTCATAATAGCCTGGCTGTTGCCGCGTGGCATGTCTAATGATACTGTCGTTATGGGCTTGTTGCTTTTCTGAGGGCATCGTTTCTTTAGAACCTACAATGAAAATCATTGTGGTACTTACAACGAGCAGGGTCAGGATTACGAGTAATGCTCGCCGTTCATGGTGATGGATATAAAAAAAATCCTTTAAAAACTTCATAGGCTTACGGATTTTTTAAGTTCTTGTGAAACCGAAATTTCGCCGACCATTTTGGCACGACCAAGGCAAATCCTCAGTGTTTACGGCACATCTGACGGCTTTTGGTCGGGATTACTGGATAACATTGACTCCATTCCCTTCCTATAACTTATTGATAATCAATATGCGATATCTGATGCTTTTGACATTATATACCGATTTTTCGCTCCCTTATTTCAGGTGCAAATGCCTGCATATTAGTCAGTTGCTACATGAAATAAGAGGGTGGAAAAGTCTTTTTTATTGCTGTACGTAGTTCTTTGTGAGAAGTTGAACTTGGTCACGCAGCCATCGGATCTGCTCTGCCTGTTGGTCGAGCATCGCCTTTTGATTGTTAATGACACCCATCAATACATCAGGGCTACTGTTGATGTTCACAGTTGAGTTGCTGATGTGATGCACATTCGTATTCTCTAACTTTTTATCATCATACTCTTCATTTGAGAGGAAGAAGTCCTCTATTGGAACCTCAAAATATTCCGATAACCTTTCAAGGTATCGAGAGTCAATGTAAGTTCGACCCTTGAAGTAGCTCGATGATATGTGTGAACTCTGACCGAAGACAAAAGCCACCATTTCACCGACTGTTTTTTTCTGCTCCTTGAGCAGTCGATTCACTAAATCTCCGTTAAACATAATCTAATATCATTAAATGTAAGTTAAATAACACCGTAAAAATAGGATTTCTTTCCTAAAGCCGCGGAGTTTTCGATAATTCTTCTTATATTTGCCCACAAATTTAGCAACAAAATTCGAGATATGCAAGAAAAAGAAGTTAAAAAAAGAGCATTAACTATTGAAGGTTATTATGCGACTCTTTCCAAAAAAGAGAAGAGTCAGCTCATTCAGTTTCTCATGAATAAGTATGGTTTCTGCTACAATACTGTTCAGCAGAAGTTGACCGGCAGGACCAAGTTCAATCCAAGAGATCTCTTGGTAGTACAAACAGTTATAAATCAAAGCTTATGGAAAAGCAAGTAGAATTTTTCGTGTCTCCACTTGGAGTAGTATGTTATTATGGCCATGATGGCAAGGTGCTCAGTTACAATACAGAGCACCCGGATATCATTAACCACATGGCTGAGTTGATAAGTCGGCTTTACCCAGAGGCGTATAAGTACCTGGCAGACTTATACGCCAAGAGTAAGCCAAACAAACTTTATTTCAAGTATCTAATTACAGATCGTTTTATCCGTTGCAACCTGGGTTCAAACGATACACTTTGTTTCGATGTTGATGGAACCATTCTGCACCTGGAGAAAGTCGATTGCCCTCTCAGGGGCATATGTTCTAGAGAGAACATAGTCTGCCTCCCAAAGCTGAAGACTCCTTTCTTCCCTAAAGAGCTTGAGGTAGCGAAGTATTTTGCACAGGGTTATGTTGCTAGAGAGATTGCACAGATACTTGGCAAATCTAGGAATACGGTCTCTGCACAGCTTCGCAAAATGACCAAGCGACTGGGGTTGGAGTCTACCAGAGACATCATCAAGGTAGTTCATCAGCTGAACCTATGATTTGCCATCGATGCCGCTACAAGCACAACTGCATCAATGGCTCCTGGTGCAGTTGCTTTAAGATTTATGTGGAGTATAAATTTATTGTTTTATGCATATTCTATGAGCAGTAAAGAAATAAAAGCCAAAATTATATTATTAATCTCTAGATTCGCAACATTAGAGAATAAAGATTTTTATGTGCAGAATGATTATGGCATTTTAGCATACATGTGTATTAATGAAGTCATGGAGTATTGGTGGTTAGACAATGGGCAATGTCTGCAGGTATCAAAATTGGATCCAATATCCAAATCAGTCAGATTACCATGGTTTGATATAGAATTATGAAAAAGAAGAAGGAGAGACAAGTCAAGACATTCGTAGAGTGTCACAATACATGTGCCCGCAGCAGTGGCAGAACCTGCAAGTTCTGGGGGTGTTCACACCGCAAGCTGTACAGCGAGATAGAGTCGGAGCATGACTATGAGTTCTTCATGGCCAACTCCAAGTGTTCATTTTATAAACCGAAGTTATGAGGAATAGAATTAAGTTTTGGAGTGACCGCGAGATTAGAGCGGCATTCGACAAGCGGGGGGGCAAATATAAGGGCATCCTCCAGCAGTTGATGATGGAGCGAGACTACGCCTATAAGCGTCAGATTCGCTACTTTGTCAATGAAGACATAGATAAGTTCATGCGCAGGTTATCTTAGTACTTTCTTTTTCGGAAATTCTAAGTTAATTTTGCAGCACTTAATATAAAGATATGATTAAACAAGAGAACATTGACAGAATTATAAGCGATGTCTCAATTCGAGACGTCGCAATCGATGAAGGTCTAACCTTCAGCAAGGAGCGGGGAGGGAAGCTCTGGGCATGTTGCCCATTCCACAAAGAGAACACTCCTTCATTTTTCGTTGATACAGGTACCAACACATGGAAGTGCTATGGTGGATGCCATAGCGGTGGAAATGTGATAAGCCTCTACCGAAAGCTGAAGAATGATTTACCTTTTCCTATCGCCTGCAAGGAACTTGCAAAAAAATATCTCAATGAAGACATAGAAGACGATTACAAGCCGAGCAAGGAGGATGAGGAGAAGCAGAAAGAAAAAGAGTCTCTGCAGATAATACTCAGCTATGCGCAAGAGTTCTATGTGCAGTGCATACATGAGGTCAACCCTGCAGCAAACAAGGCACGTGAGACCGTCCGCAAAAGATGGGGAGCTGACGCTATCGAGAGGTTCGGAATAGGTTATGCTCCACGACATGGTTTTATCGAATGGGCTATGCGTAAGGGTCTTGACTTCGACCTCCTGGAGCAGGTCGGTCTCATCGGTATAGGTGAGCGTGGCAAATATGCCATGCTCCGTGACCGATACACAATACCTATCTATGACAAGATGAGCAATGTCATTGGCTTCACGGCTAGAACTATGTCTGATGATAAGGATATATGCAAGTATCTCAATCTTAAGAATAGCCTGGTGTATGCTAAGGACAAGTCTGTTTTCGGCATCAATTTCGCGCAAAAGGAGGCGAGACTGAAAAATAAATTTTACCTGGTAGAGGGCGCACCTGATGTTGTCAAGCTGCAATCGCTTGAAATCCTCAATACAGTAGCCTCACTTGGCGGAGCGTGGACAGAGAACCAGCTGAAGCAACTCTATCACATCAGCCATACGGTCACATTTATTCCGGATGCTGACACGCTGAAGCCAGGCAACGAGTGGCCTGCAGGTACCGCCAATGTCTTCGCCAATGGTCGAGAGGCATTGGCAGCCGGATTCACTGTCAACGTCCGTGAAATTCCTATTGACTATCCGGCACCTAAGAAAGAAGATCCGGACTCCTGGATTGTTGACAAGGCGCATTTTCAGCAGATGAAGGAAGAGGAGTTCATCTACTGGTTCTGCCGCAGAAGATATTGGCCAACAGCTGATGATATCGAGCAGATGACAACAGAGGACCGCCTGAAGGCTATCGCTGATATCTGCTCCCTGCTGATGATGATCAGAGACGAAGACCTGCGCACAAGCTATCTGACCGGATTATGCACTATGTATAAGCATAGCCGAGAATGGAAGGATACGCTGAAGCGAGCTAAGGAGTCGGAACTGAGCGCCAAACAGGAGAAAGAGCGCAAGGGTGACATCAAGATGCTTCGTGAGTTCGGATTCACCGAACATGACAAGAGCTATTGGGGTACCAACAAGGAAGGAGACGAAATTCAATGGTCCAACTTCAAGTTGAAACCTCTCTTCCATATTCGTGATGATTTCAACCCGGTTCGCCTCTTTGAAATCAAGAATAACGGAGAGGAACCTTCACGCCTCATTGAACTGAACATGGATGAGATCACTTCCAGTTCTACCCTGCGCAAGCGCCTATTCGGTATAGGCGATTACATTTGGATGGCCAAGGATGAGCAGCTCATCAAGCTGCTCGGGTACCTGGGCAAGGTAACTGAGACTGCAGACCCTATCAAGCAGCTGGGCTGGCAGCGCGAAGGCTTCTATGCCTTCTGCAATGGTGCCATCGAGGATGGCAGTTGGCTTCCAATCGACGACATGGGCATTCTGCGCTTGACCGCAGGCAAGTTCTACCTGCCTGCCATGAGCAAGCTCAATAAAGATAGCCGAGAGCTGTACGTGAGTGAAAAAAAATTCCGGCATGAGAAGATAGTGGATAACCCTACATCACAGAGTGATTTCTTCGCAAAGGTGGTGGAGGTCTTCGGTGACAACGCCAAGGTGGGCCTATGCTTCTATATAGCAACCCTCTTCCGTGACATAGTCATCGGCAAGAGCCGTTCCTTCCCGCTCCTCAATGCCTTCGGCCCAAAGGGCTGCGGTAAGACAGAGTTTGCTGCGACTCTCATGAACTTCTTCTACAAGTATGAGACCAAGTATGAGCCGTTGTCCATAACCAATGCTTCCATGCCGGCACTCTCCGACTATGTCGGAGGCGTGAGCGATGCCCTGGTACACATCGACGAGTACAAGAACTCCATCGCCCAAAACAAGGTAGAGTGGCTGAAGGACTTGTGGAACGGTATTGGCCGTACTAAAATGAACATGGACAAAGACAAGAAGCTGGTGCAGGCTAAGGTTGATTCCGGCATCATCCTGACTGGTCAGGAGATGCCGACTGCGGACATCGCCCTTTTCTCCCGACTCATCTATCTCACATTTGATAAGGGTGAGCATACTCGAGAGGAGAAGCAGAACTTCGAGGAACTCGAAAGATTCCGGCAGATAGGTGCAACTCACATCACCATCCAACTGCTGAAGCATCGAGAGCAATTCCGGGCTGCATTCGGCAACTCTTGGAAGAAAGCATCTGAAGACCTCGAGAGCAGGCTGGAAAATGACAGTATCCTTGACCGTATCATGACTAATTGGAAGGTTCCAGTGGCCGCATACCTGGCAATAAGAGACTACATCGACTTCCCATATACCTATGAGGATCTCCTTCAGGTAGTAGTGAGAGGCATAAAAAATCAGAATGCAATGTGCAACACCACCGATGAGGTGGCTGGATTCTGGAATATCTTCAATGCTGCAGTACAGATGGGTGAGCTGAAGAAGGACCAGGACTTCAAGATTAAGACAGTTGGCGCATTGACCACCAATAAAGTCAAGATTGACAACTGGGCGATGCCGAGGAGCATCCTCATGATTCGCAAGGACATCACCATGGCAGTCTATCGCAAGTTAGGCAGGCAAATGGACGAGAACCTTCTGCCGAAGGAGTCACTCCTTCACTACCTGCAGATAGGTGCAGACTTCTACGGGTCAACAAAAAACCCGGAGCGATTTATCAAGTACACTCCGAGCGGTTTGCCGGAGACAGTAGAAAAGAAAGATGCCAATGGTACTATCACTGGCCGTCAGAAATTGTATTATAAGGACAGGCCTCTCTGTTTTGATTATTCTATGGTGTCAGAGAGATATGGTATAGATATTGACACAGAGGTAGATGGTGAGCAGAAACAGACCAAGGATACCTATGTCATGACTGATGCTGAGCAGAAGGCTCTAGGTCTGGAACCTTCGCCACTATAGTGGAAATAAGTTTTTTGTTTAGATCATATCGATAGCCTCCAGGGGAAGAGATTCCTCTGGGGGCTTTTTTGATGGTGTTCCGTGATTTTTCAGACCATTCACACGCGACTTAAAAGCAATGTGGCATTTGTGGCAATTAGTGCAACACTGATTATCAGAGAGTTAAGAAGGTGTGTTTTTGTGGCAATTATGTGGCAATTTGTGGCAACGAGAAGAGAAGTGTGGCAAAGGTTGTGGCAATGTGGCAATTCTATTATATATTTGTGTCAATAAGAAAAGACTTATAATATTAATAATCAGGCAGTTAATATTTTTGCCACAATTGCCACAAATGAATTGCCCAAAAATGGGTTCCTTGATTTTTAGTTGCAACTTTTTCCCTAAAAACAAGAATTTTTAGCGAAAAGTAGATGATTTTTCCTAGAAACATAGGATTTATTCGATTATTTTTCCTAACTTTGCGGTGTTTATACAAATCAGAATATGAGTAAATTCGTAGTTTATGTAAAGGTCGAGCCATATTTGAAGCAGTGGCTCACCCATTCTTTCGGCGATCCCGTGGAATTCCCGTCCTGCAGCAACGAGAATGCTGTTCTGCGCCGGTTCCTCGCGAAGCGCCCGGTCAATAACCTACCTGAGCAACCTGGAGAGCGTGATGTTGCAATTAGCATACCTTACTCCAAGTCTAAAAGTCCAGAGACATACAACTTTCTTAATGGTCATGCCAAGCAGGCACTCACCGAGAGCATCAACGATCTCTTCCGCATCAACATGTGGAGTGACCTCGGTGACCTCAATGACATGTCGTGCAAGAAGATGTCTGCATTTAGATCCTGGTGTGAGCAGCAGGGTATTGATATTGAGTATGCAGAAACAATCCGAATGAAATGGTATCGCATGCGCAAGGCCTATCAGGAGAAAGGCATCAATCTTTTTAATCTTAAAAGATGCAAAAAAGACGATTTTTCTTGAGAAAATCTCATCTACTCTAGCCCTGTATCTGTTCAACACCGAACAGGTGCGAACAAATGCGAACAGACGCGAAATTTTAACAGCTTATGAAAAGACTTAGTTATATCTGCAACGTGCAGCGCATACCTGTCAGCAAGTTGCCTTTCGATACACTGCTAGGCAACCTCACTTTTGACATTCCCGAGAGCTATGATTGGCCAGTCGTTAAGTGTCAGAAGCCTGCCAAACTCGAAATAACCGACAAAATAGAGGATGGTTTGCGTTTCTACACCCATAAACTCACCTTCCGTACATGCCACGAAGACCTGGACATGAGGGACAACTATGCCTATCTGGTCACAACCATCGAGGGCAAACGCTATCTCGTTGGCAACAGGGAGCGTCCATATCCTATTATTAATATGTCAGATGTCCACCCTGATTCCCTTGGTACTTCTGCCATGATCGAATACACGGTTCAGTGGGGGAGCACCCGAAAAGCACCGTTGATAGCCTGATTTACGTATTTTTCCGTTGGCAATTGCCATGTTATCTTTGCATCAAAAAAGATAAGCGCATGAAATACGGAATGATGATATGCGGTACCATCGGCGCTGGCTACGACTGGTGGTCGGGCACCTACGGTACACGTTCCAAGGATGTCAAGGCCTACCTTGACGCTCACCCTGACGAGGAGGTGGACATTGCCGTCTCCTCGCCGGGTGGTTATGTTGATGAGGGCTTGACCATCTATCAACTTATCAAGGATCATGGACATGTCAACGTCCACATTATGGGTATGACCGCTTCCATCGCTACAGTCTTGTGCATGGGCGCCAAACATGTTGACATGTCAGTCGGCAGCACCATGCTCATTCACAATGCCTCCACAGGAGTCACGGTCTGGGAGTCTGCCAACAAGCAGAAGCTTGACGAAATCATCAAACTCTGGCAGAAGCAGCGCGATGACCTCGACACAATCGACAAGGTTATCGCTTCCGTCTATGCCAAACGCTCAGGCAAGACCAGCGAAGAGATGCTGGAGCAGATGGGCAAGGAGAATTGGTTGCGTCCGGAGCAAGCTTTAGAGTTGGGCCTCGTAGACGAGATCAGAGACCTTGATGACGAAGACAAGAAGCGTCAGACCAATCTCTCCAAGCGCTTCACCAATGCTTTCTGCTCCAACTTGGGTTTGCCGCCATTGCCTGGAGCGACCGCTGATGAGCCCTCTAAAACATTTCTCGAGAAGGTTGCCGCCATACTCAGAGATATGTTCAAGAATAATATTCAAATTTCTAACATGAAGAAAAAATTCCTCAATCTTCAGACCCTCCTCAATCGCAAGGAGGATTTTGAGGTTACCGATGAGAAGATTACTCTCACCGATGCAGAGATGCAGAAAATCGAGGATGCTCTTGCCCAGAAACAGAAGGACTTGGATGACAAGTCCGCTGAGCTCGACAAAGCCAGCCAGGAGGTCAAGGACCTGAAGGCGAAGGTAGAGCAGAAGGACAAGGATATCCAGGACAAGGATAAGGAGATCAAGGATCTCAAGGGCGCACCGGGTTCTGATACCCATGAGGACGTCACACCGGAGGTTGACAACGTTGACGCTGGTGAAATTTTCAAAGCTTTGAAGCAGATTAATTAAAGTGGCAGCTTTAGAAAATACAATTCAAATTACTCCTGATTCTCTGAAGACCAGCTTCGCTAAGTACCGCAAGGACATCATTCAGATGCCGGTACGCGCTCTTGACGAGGCTGCAAAATTCATGAGCCGACGCGTGGGCGTTCGTGGCAAGGAGACTGTCGGAGAGCTCGCAGGCGACATGGAGCTCGGGCCATACTCTCTTACTCGCAAGGATGAGAATGGCGTTACCATCACAGGCCGTACCTTGGAGACATTCCTTGGTTCATGCGTCAAGCCTTTTGAACCAAATGCTGTTCGTGAGTCTATCTGGGGCTCCAATGTTTTCCAGAGTGATGCGCTCAAAAACCAGCCTATCACCAAACTGATTGGCATGTTCCTGGCAGGCAAGATTGGCGAGGCACTCTTCAAGAACCTCTTCACCATGAAGCGTAACCCAGCAGGCTCAGGTACCGCAGATCTCGCTGATGGTTTCAAGACCATCTCCGATGCAGACATCAAGTCCAAGGCGATTGCTGTTGCGAAGGGCAACCTCTTCAATACAACCGCGATGACTGGTGTCAACGCTGTCGATGCTGTCGAAGCATTCTATGATGCTGCCGATGCTAAACTGCAGGGCATCAATACATACATGTTCATGAACAGCCATGAACTCACGCTCTACCGCCGTTGTTATCGAGATAAATACGGAACAGTCAACTGGAACAATGAGTTCAACCACAACAAGATGGATGGTGCCAGCAACTGCACCCTCGTAGGTCTTGATAACGTACCTAAGGGTTACAAGATCATCACTCCTGGCAGCAACATGCTCATCGGTTTGGCCACCGATGGCGACAAGGCAAACTTTGGTGTAGAGAGTTCTCTTGACTCTCACTTCCTGGTTGACTTCGTGGCAACTATGTACTTCGGTACTCAGTTCGAGTCAATCTCCAAGGAGCGCATCCTCTTCGGTTACGACACTATCCCTTCAGAGTAGGGGATAGCTGTCCATGGTTATACATTATATTATATATTGATATATGGCAACAAAGAAAACATGTGCTTCAACCACAGACCTTTATGAGGATGTGTTGAAGTGTCCTGGAGAGAAGCGACTGCCGGGTACCAGAGCCTACGGCTTCTTCATTCCACGTCGTTACATCACCAAGTTTGCAGAGCCACAGAAGGAGACTGCAGCATCACTCAAGGATTATCTCGTCATCAAGGATAGCCACACCATTCAGGCAGACAAGAACTGGATTAAGATTGCCTTCATCACAGACAAGAGTTCCTTCTCGCCAGAGGCGCAGGGTGAGCATGGCTGCAAGACCATGAACCTCAAGGCAACAGCCGTCCTCCCAGGTACAGAGGAGGAAGCGTCTGCACTCGCTTCTCTGCTTCTCAATGAAGATGGTATCTTCATGATTCCTGAGCGCAACGGTAAGCTTCGTCAGTTCGGTGACGAGACCTTCGAGGTCGACGTGACACCTTCTCAGTCTTCTGGTGCAGGCATTGCAGACGAGACTAATACCACGCTGGAAATCTCCGTCAACTGCGAGACCATGCCTCCATTCTACTTCGGTACCCTCACAACTGCTGAAGGTACCATCTCTGGTAAGGATTGCAAGCCAGTGGAGGTCGCTGCTAGTACAGACGGCCATTAACAATGGGATTCGATTTTCCTACATAACTACTATCAGTGGCGGGGCGATGCTTACATGAGCTCGCCTCGCCATTTTAATTTTCTTTTTTTATGAATGATCCGAAATTCACAGAGAAGTTGAAGAAGTGGTTTGACTGCGAGCATACCGATGCCAACATCAGGGAGGGAGCGCTGCTCCTCCTTCAGATGAATAATAACCGCCACCTCTATCAACTCATCAACTTTGACCCTCAGGGCAAACTCGAGTTGCTCAAATATGAGCTGCAGAAGCATCTCAACTATCGCATCGAAGGCATGACCATCGATGATGTCCGCAACTATGACAAGGCAGTCACGCCAGTTCTTCAGACTGCGGTTGACAAGACCTCAGAAGCAGACAAGATTGCAAAGCAGCTAGCACCTCATCTTCCGGTCGTGGAGTCAGAAAACCTCGATTCCATCGTGCCTTCAGCCATCGTAGCCAAGGGCAAACGAGCAGACCATGACCAGTTGCCAGATAACATCCAGGCTATTTGGGAAACCAACTGCGCTCTGTGGAAGAAAATCAAGGAACACTTTGAGGCTTGCAAAGCTTACGACATGTCATGTGACAGATACGAGGGCTTGCATGCTGCCGACGAAGACTTCAAGCGCATGCTCCTTACACTCAAGGAGGAGTACTATGCATACAAGCAGTCCATGGACGTCTACGACCATGCCAAGCCGGGTGATGCCGAGGAGATGCAAGCGGATGAGCAGCCAGTAGCTGACATCACCTCAAAGCAGATAGGCAATGCTCGCTCCTACATCACCAAGAACCTTAACCAACTCATTGGATTCGTGGAGGCTGGCAACACAGACAAGGCTGATGCCTTGCGGGCTAAGGTCAATGAGCGTGTGCAGCTCTTGATTACAGCAAAGGCTGAAATCACCGCTGATACCATCGCCAAGCTTCAGCAGGCTGGCATAACCGTTGAGCAGCAGGCTTCAGACGATGGCGAGGAGCAGCCAGAGAGTGCAGAAGAGGAGGTTACAGATGAGGGCGAAGCAGATACAGCAAGTCCTGAAGCCGCTTCAGCAGAGTAGCTCGCAGGTCTTCCTTGGCCAAGGTCTTCACACCCTTGGTCTGTTGAGGTGGATTCTGGAGCAGACTGGTGCAGCTCACATTGCTGTCACCACCTTCTCCACATCCGATGCCTTCCTCTGTGGAGTCATCAACCTTCGCAAGCGAGGGTTGGTTGACTCCTCAGTTTTGGTTGCGGACATTAAAGCTTCAAGTAAAACTTTAAAGCTAAGTCGCTTGATGACAGAGGCTTTTGATGAAGTTAAATTGACGCTCAACCACTCCAAGGTCATGCTCGTTGCTAACAACGAGTGGTTAGTCTCTGTGATAACATCTCAGAACCAGACGTATGGTGACCGTGCTGAGTGCACGTTCATCACGACTGACAGAGATGTCTATCTCAATCTCAATAACATGTTAAATAATTTGCTGGATGATACGACAACAATTTCCCTATCTGGAAGAGAGTGAACTATACCTGCAGACGGTCTATGACCTGGCAAAGACCATGACACCGGTAGAAGAGGTGCCCATCATGATGGAACTGCCTCCCGACGAAGCCATGGCCATGCAGTTGGAGCTGCAGGAGCCGCGCTCACCCTATCGACACCGCTACCTCAAAGGTTTAGCGGAGACCGCTAATGATTTGCGCATCAACAATATAGCGCTCGCCAAGGTTGGCTCTCCTGGAGCCTACCAGTCCATCATGTCGCAACTCTCGCAGATTATGGCTAACCTCAGTTAGATATGAGTCTACCAGTCAACATTGATGACTACATGAAGTACATGCCTCTCAACGAGGATGAGCTTCAGGAACTTCACATCTCTGCCATCGTCAAGGCGAGAGTGGAGCGGCTGCGTGGCTGCTACGCCTTCTGGCTGCGCTATCCACGCTTTACCGTCAGGGAGATGGTTGATCAGGACAAGGCGATGTTCGGGGTCAGCGAGACACAGGCATACGATGATATTCATCTCTGCCAGGTCATGCTCGGCAACCTCAACGCTGCCTCAAAGGAGTTCTGGCGATGGAAAGTCAATCAGGAGATAGACGAGGACCGCAAGGCTGCCAAGGCTGCCGGCGACTTCCGTGCGCTTGCCGTGATGCAGAAAAACCGCATCAAGAACAACCGAACAGACACGCCTGATGAGCCAGAGCTGGCATTCGACAAGATTGTTCCTGTTGAGTTCCGCATGACAGATGATCCGACGGTAATCGGTTTGCAGAAGATTCCAAATCTTCGTGCGAAAATTAAAAAAATGGAGAAGCGCTACTCGATGCCGGACATCGAGGATGCTGACTTCGAAGAACTTCCGCCAGATGATGACAGCAAGACCTAAGGAGTTATTTTTCAACGACGTGCAGTCGCGCGTCCTGCAGCTCATGCCTAAGACGCTGGTCTGCGAATGGGGCCGTGGTACCGGAAAGGGTGTGGTCGAGGCTGGCCGCATCCTCTATGCCGTGCAGCACATGCCAGGTTCATGCCTGGGCATGGTGGCGCCATCGGTCAAGCGATGCCAGACCAACATCCTTCCTTCAGCTCTGGTCCACCTCGAGGAGTGGGGATACAAGAGAGATGTCCACTACATAGTGGGCAAGAAACCATGGAAGGCGCTGCATTGGCAGGAACCGCACTTCCAGCCTATGAACTGGGAGAATACCGTAGCCTTTTATAATGGTAGCTATCTCAATATCATCTCTCAAGACCGCAGCGGAACTTCAAACTCCCTCTCTCTCGACCATGTCTTCATTGACGAGGCGAAATTTATTGACTGGGAGCAGCTCAACAATGAGACGCTCCCGGCAAACCGTGGAAACAAGCAGTTGTTCGGTGACTGCTGTCTCCACCATGGTTTGACCATTACTTCAGATACTTCAGCAACAAAGAAAGGTTCCTGGTTCATGTCGTGGGAGAAGAAGATGGATAAGGAGCTGATTGCTACTCTCGAGACGGTACTGGTGCATCTGCATAGCATCCGAAACAAGCTGGCTGCTCACCCAGAGCGGTACGATTACTACATGTCGCAGGTGCAGAAATACGAGAAGGTTCTGCACTCCCTCCGCTCCTATGCCCTGGTGTATTCCAGGTGCTCGAGCATTCAGAACCTCGCAGTTCTGGGCGAGGACTTCATCAGACAGATGAAGCGAGACCTGCCAAAGATGACCTTCCTCACGAGCATCATGTGCCAGCATGTCGGCATCGCACAGGATGGTTTCTACTCCGGGCTTGACGAGGATCGCAACTTCTATACGGCACCGAACACCAGGTTCCTCAATGACCTGCAGTATAAGTTCGACCCTAAGCACGACAAGCCGGACTGCCGCATGGATGGCGACCTGGAGGACGGTTTACCGCTGATCATCGGCTGCGATGCCAACAACAACATCAACTGTCTCGTAGTCGGTCAGGTGGGTTCCGATACCAAGCTGCGCATCGTCAACTCATTCTACGTTAAGTATGACAAGAAGTTGCCTGAGCTCGCTCAGGACTTCTGCGACTACTATAAGTATCTCAAGAACAAGCGAGTCATCTTTTACTACGATGCAACCTTCGTTGGCAACTCCTATGCAACCCACAACGATAAGTTTTACCAGATTATCACCAAGGTGCTCCGACGCAATGGATGGCTCGTTACGGAGGTCTACATCGGCAAGCCGATGAACCATCTTGAGAAGCAGTTGCTCATAGACCGCATGTTCAAGGGACATGCGCGCCACATGGTTCTCATCAACCAGGACAATAACGAGGACCTTATCATCTCCATCGAGAGTGCCGGCTGTTACAACAACGGCAAGGATAAGCGAGGCGAGAAGCTCGTTGAGACAGACGAGGACAGGCTGGAGAACCGCACCGACTTCTCCGATGCATTCGATACCGTCTGCATTGGTGTGGACAAGTTCCCTCAGACCGTCCTCTACACGGGAGGCATGAGCAACTATTACCCTAGATAGGCTTTTTTCGATAATGATTTATATAGTTTTAATGTAGTTTATTCTTTATTTATTTTATGATTCCTTGGCTGCTTGCTCGTGAGAGTAGGCAGCCTTTTTACTTTCTGGGTGTGTGAGAAAGCGGTATCTCCGATGGTGAGTTTGATGCTGTTCCGTACTTTTTTTATTGCATTCTCCGCCGCCCGTCATGTGTTCCCATCCGAAATTTCCTATGCAAATGTAGCTTCTGGCGATTCAAACCTGTGTATGAACCTGGGTTAACAAAAGCCAAAGGTTCTTCACGCTTCACTAAACCTTTACCTTTTGTTAACACAGAACCCCACACCTGTTTGCCTCTGCCAGCGCATTGTTTAAGCATAGGAAAAATCGAAAGGGCACACCGGGCTTTGAACGGAATGCAATTAAAAAAAATACTCCACAGCAGGAGTGGGAAAAATCTCTGGACTCCCAAACATTACCAGAATACAATTTCAAACTTTATAAAATTTTTCGATATGAGACAGAATTATTTCTTTGAGTACGTTCCAAACGCTTACATCAACCTTTGCGTTGACAAGGCACAGCAGATGGCAAACAACCGCTTCGTCTACGACTTCAAGGCAGGCGATAAGGAGGCGGTACACCTCTGCGCAGAGTGGCTAGTTCGCTATCTTACAAAGCAGTATAGCAGTATCTTAGAGGACTTCGTTGTAGTTTTTGCTCCATGCAGCACACAATGGAAATATAACAAGCGATTCGGCTATCTCGCAGCCATCCTCAATGCAGCAGGCATAGCAACCGCAAATGAGCACGTGCACATCTTTGGAGAGCGCAAGCCAACCCACAACGGAGGCAGCCACTTCGTCAACGAGGACATTTATCACGTTTCAGTAGATGGCGAGTACTTCAAGGGCAAGCAGGTCATTCTATTCGACGACCTGCTGACTAGCGGCAAAACCATCGAAGACTTCAGAAGAAAGTTGGAGGCGGCAGGTGCTTATGTGGAGAGAGAAATCTTTTTGGCTCGCACCATTCACCACGACCCAATAAGCAACAGAGGCGTGTTGCAGGAGATGGCAGAAGGCTTTTATGAGGCAGTTGCACACTCAAAGAGATGTTTCCCACAGGGTGTTAATATCATCAAGAAATCAAACAACAACTATAATAAAGTAGCGTAACATGAAGAAGTACAATGATATACTAGCAGATGAGCGACCAGAGTTCAAGGCAGCTAATTACGGATTCGATTCACTCAGTAACACTGAATTGTTATCCATGGTAATCAACAGAGGGGCAGGAACAGCCGAAAGCCTAAGCCAGGCTAGGCAACTGATGAATATGGCAGACAACAATCTCAGTAACCTTGCAAAGTTATCCATGGACGAAATGCAGGTAGTGCAGGGAATAGGCGACTGCAAGGCGTTGGCAGTACTCGCAGCTTTGGAACTAGGTAAGCGCAGGGCAGTGGAGAAGTTGGGCAGCAAGCCCGACATGGGCAGCAGTTTAGCCATATACAACTACATGCTTCCGCAGATGGCAGACCTCAAGGTAGAGCAGGCACACGTCATATTAATGAACCAAAATTTCAGACTCATCAAGAGCGTGAAACTAAGCGAGGGAGGGATAACAGAGACTTCAGTGGATATTCGTATCCTCATGAGGGAGGCAGTCTTGAGCGGTGCAACTATCATGGCATTCGTGCACAATCACCCATCGGGCAACACGCAGCCAAGCAAGGCGGACGATGTGCTGACCCAGCAGATAGCCAAGGCTTGTCAAGTCATGCGCCTCTTCTTTATGGACCATGTGATAGTAACAGATGGAGCATTCTATAGCTATCACGACAAGGGCAGACTATAGGAACCATGGGCAACGTGATAGGAACACGTTGCCCTTTCTCTTTCTTGCAATCTTGCTGATAACCGCGGATAAAGGGAAGGGGATAGAGATAGCGAGAGCGATGGCAATTCGGGGCAGCAGTCGGGGAAAGGGGCAATTGCCACATGAAAAATCCCTTACATATACCGCTCCAGTCAGCCGTGGCAATTGCCTCCGAGCGTAGGGCGGTGGGGGCTATCCTTACGGCAAGGCACGCCCTTTTTTGCTCCAACTTTTCAAAAATCCATGATTTTCTGCAAGTTGGCAAAAATGACCGTGGAAAATTTGTGCAAAATGCCCAAATTTTGCAATCAATTGCCATTGATTGCCCGCTCGAAAACGGCTACTTATGCCAATTTCCATGAAATTGCCACAAGAAACGAGCCGTTTTCGAGCGAACCCCTACATTGCATTTCGGGGTAAAAGAGGTAATAACATTGTTTGACATCATTCAAGAATGATGAGAAAAAGAGGTAAAAACCGTGTTTGATGGGGATGAAATGTTAAAAAATACACAAATGTTGAAAATAATCACGGAAATATTTGGTTATTCAACAAATGTTTAGTACCTTTGCATCGTGTTAATAAAGATAGTATATGGCAAGACGAAAATCTAAGGAACTCAAGGAAAATGAAGACGATTTGCTTTTCTACCTAGAGTATTGGCAAGAGTTCCCCGATACCTTCAAGAGGGTAGCAGAAAAAGAAATCGCAGAGTTGCAAAACAAAATTAAAAACAAAAAGAAATGAGAAAGCCCCTTCGGGGGCACTCATTCCTTTAAACTTAAAAAAAATAGATTATGGAATATACAGAGATGATTGATAAGGTGAAGGCTTTGGCTGCACAAAACAGAGCTGCCAAGACCGCAGAGGATAAGGCGGAGGTTCGCCGTCAGATGGATGCACTCAAGGAGTCAGACCCTAAGGCTTTTGCCGTGGCAGTTGGCTACATGGCTAAGACCACAGAGCAGAAGGTCAAGGAACTGACCATGGCAGAGAAGTTTGGTGAGATTACAGATATGGTTTCCATGGCTTACATCGCAAAGGCTTACTTTGGCAAGTCTCGTTCTTGGCTGGCACATAAGATGAACGGAAACTTAGTCAACGGAAAGGCAGCGCAGTTTACTCCTGATGAGCTTGTTACTCTCAGAGGTGCCTTGCAGGATATGGCTCAGAAATTTGGCTCGCTTAGCCTTGCTATTTAGGCTATCTTTATTTAACACATCGTCCCCGACACAGAGCCGTGCCGGGGACTTCTTTTTGTTCACATATATTTGATATTGTTGTATAAAAGATAATTTTATGTTACTACAAGATATTGAGACCTGCAGGCAGGCTCGCCTGGTTCTCCGAGAGCTCATCAAGGGCGACAAGTCACGTGCGCAGCTCTGGAGCTCGCTGGTTGACAACCAGCTTGATGATGTTGACTTGAGGTTCCTCCTTCCACCATTGACCAACGAGGGCTACATCGAAGAGTCTGAAGGCATGTGGCATATACTAGACAAGGGTGTGAAGTATATGCAGAATTACGACAGAATGATGCTGGAGAGCGCAGAGAGCTATCTAGAGGGGAGGTCAAAGCGCACCCGTGAAAATCCTCAAGAGCACAAGCAGGAGAGTGAAAGGAGATGGAATAGGAAGATGACTGTGATTGGAGTCATTCTAGCCCTATTATCCGTGTTAGCAGCTTACACAGAACCTCTCTTAGAGAGGGCATGGCAAGTGATATTATCGCTAGTGATTGACAAATGACTATGATATAGAGAGCCTTGATACGGCTCTCTATACTGTCAATATCGGTTCTTGACTTTTTCATACCTTAATATATTATGTAAAAACACCGCAAAGTTAGGAAAATAATTGGAGAAAATCGGAGAAAATCGGGGAAAATCAGAGAATTTCGGGGAAAATCGGGGAATTTTCGAGGAAAATACGCGGAAAATCGGGGAATTTTCAAGGAATTCATTCCTCAACCTCTTGCCGGATGCCCCGTTTTCGCGGTCATTTTCGGTCGTTTTCGCAGTCATTTCCGGTCATTCCTGGATATGATTCCGATTCTTTCCGTTTTCTTTCCGTTTTTATTCCTTTTCATTCCTTTTTATTCCTCCTCCTCAAATCAGCCAGATTTTATGCTCTACAACATGTTTATTGTAGATACTTTGTCAGAGAGGTTGAATGTCTGAAATATTATTGCTATTTTTGCACTTGATATAAACAACAAACTTATGGAAAAAGAAAATATAAATTTTGTTGCCATTGACTTTGAGACAATGACACCCGAGCTGACAAGCGCATGCGCAGTTGGTATGGTACAAGTAGTAAATGGTGTAATCATGCAAAAGTTCTATAGCTTAATTAAGCCATATCCTGATGAGCGTACAGAGCGAAATACATTCGTGCATGGCATAACAGAAGAGATGGTGGAGAATGCACCAACTTGGGATATCGTTTTCCCAGTTCTGAGAAGCTTCGCTCAGAGTGGTTGCATAGTTTGCCATAATGAGGGTACTGAAGCTAACATACTCTCAAGACTAGCTGAAGTTTACAACCTTGACATGCCAGGATATCAGATTATTGATACCATGCGATTATTACCTGGTAATAATTCGTTGAAGAAGATGTGTGAGTTGATGGGAATTGAGATGCACGACCATCATGACGCATTAGCAGATGCAACTGCCTGTGCTGAGATTATACTGAAGGGTGCAGGCATTGATGTCACACATCATCATTATGAGAAGCCTGACTATAAGGCTCACGAGAGCCTGACTGGAGAAGTCAAACAGCCATTAGCTGATGAAGATGTTGCTAACAAGGATAATCCGTTCTTCCACCAGAAGGTGGTTATCACTGGAGTATTTACGGCTTTTCCTAATAGAGGAAAGCTGGCTTTTAGACTTCGTGACTGCGGTGCTGACATCAATTCATCTATTTCGGCTAAGACTAATATCGTAGTTAAAGGTGAGGGAGCAGGCCCTTCCAAGATGGAAAAGATAAAAAAACTCAATGAGAATGGAGCTAATATCAGAGTCATCGAGGAGAAAGAGATGGTGGAAATAGTAGAGAAATATGGTATATAAATAAAAAAATGAGCGAGGAATGAAAATTTCTCGCTTTTTTTTTGGCGGTTCCAAATATTCTTCTTACCTTTGCCATCGCTTATAAGATAGTAGTAATCTACTCAGCGATGGCGACTGTTTCGCCTAGGCTTCACGCCGTGGGCTTTTTTTATGCCTATAAAGTATCATTTTCCCGGCAGCGGGAAAAAGGTCTTTACAATATGGCGGTTGCATGATCCGTAAGATACTTGCCCTTCGCTGGGAAAGCTACCATCTTATAAGCAGCGGTGAATGTGACCGCCACCATTGTATTTATACATCAAGGTCGGTCTTTAATGCTTATAAGATGGCAATTATGCAGAATTCAATTTTATTAAGTGATGCGCAGGTAAGACCTGTAGGCATCAACGTGAACGAGGGCTTCCATACCCTCAAGTGTGAAATCAAGAAGCTCGCCAAGACCAAGAGCGAGACCTTCTCCTGCCTTTGCGAGGAGACCGTGACCTATGGAGAGGTTGTGCTCACCATGGTTGGTTTCGCAGCTGTGATGGCGATGGTCATGATTGGTGGTTTCATTTTCGGAGGGGAGGTAGCATAATGGTGAGCAGAATGACTACAGAGCTGTTTCATGCTCAGCTGGAGGAGAACATCGTGAGAGCTGCTGACGAGCGCAAGCGCCATCAGGCAGAGTTGCAAGTTATAAGCCGGAATTACGAGAGCTCGTTGGACAGTATTGAGCGCATGGAGGATGAAGCAGGGGAAAGCTACCGCTGTGCCCGTAATGCTTTCGAGAAGGCCAAAATTGAATATCAGGAAGAACTCCGTAATTGTAGAAAGCTTCGCAATGAGGCAGGATTTCGCAGAGACAAGGCGAAGGTCGAGGAGACTAATCTTTGGACACTCAACAACAATACCATCCAGAGCGACCGCCACAAAATCTTTGAGAGATACCGAGAAGCGGGGGGGTACTTTCGGGAGCAGAAGAAGGACTCCTGCACCCAGGCTGGACCAAAGACAAGAAAGGAGGAGTGAGTGATGAAGAAAAGTAGAAACCGCAGAAGACGCACAGCTAAGCTGACAGCCAAGGATATCATCAGGTGCAAGTTCTTCGCTCTTGAAGGCAGGCAGATGAACGCCCATAAAGTGGAACTCAAATTTCAGAGAGACAACAAAGTTGTCGCATCAGTTGTTTTCATCGTTGATGCGCCACACAAGCAGACTATTATCCGATGGTATGATCATCGCTATTATGCTCTTAGGTATGGAGCTAAAGAGGTTGAGCCATACAAGATGACTCTAGCCATGTGGAAAACCATAAACAACGATTAGGCATGAAAAAAAATAAGAAGAAAGTCAAGAGAGACGTTCTCTTGCTATATTTCAGACGCCGTCGCATCCGCGATGCGCTCAATGAACGTTGGTGGGAGCTTGATAGAATACGTGTTGAGCTGTACAAGCTAGTGGAGTACGCCAAGATTCAGTCGAGATACTGTGTTAATCCAGTCTCCCACCGCATTGTCGGCAGATACCTCAGAGAACTGGAGCGAGAGGAGGCACGTATTTCCAGGCTTCAGACCAAATACGACCTTTGGGCTTCCCGTCTGAGTTACTGGGTAGACCTCTATGAGTCGGCATTGTACCGACAGCACCCAGATGACGGTATTTAAGTTTAACCCTTTAAAAAATTAACGATTATGCCAAGAAATAAAGATAATTTCAACAGCGAGCAGTTTGAGCAGGACCTGCTCGACGCTTACTTCCACTTCCGCAGCTGCCTCCCTGTGAAGGATGCAGTCACCGGTCTTGAATACAAGAAGAGTTTCAAAACAACCCAGGATATCGCCACAGAACTTGATGACATGGGCGGTGTCAGTATAGAAGCCATCAACCAGTATCTGCAGGAGCATGGCTACTATGTAGCCACGCTGCCAGACGGAACCGTGGCATGGGCTTTATGGGAGAGAGTTGTCAGGCCAGATAAACTGGTTTAAGTTAAAAACTCATATATTTTATTATACTACCATGTGTTATGAATAATTTTTCGTACCTTTGCAGCACGAAAAATTTTACAAAGTTTTGAAAAGCTTTGATACGGCTGACCGCCCGTGAGGGTAGTCAGCCGTATTTTTATTTTTACCATCTCCATATTATCTTTGCATCAAAAAAGATAATATATGACCATCACATCACTTCCGTCGGGCAGTTGCTTCCTTGAGAACATCCCCGACATCGACATTCTTACGGCCAAGACCCGCCTGCTCGTCACCATCAAGATAGGTGATGATACCATCTACGATGAGTATCTCTATCCTGCCGATGGAGAGGTCAGAGTGATCGACCTTGCCGACATCTTCCGTCCCTATGCACGCCGGATGCTGGCAGTCACAGCCAGCATCACCATCGCCGAGCAACAGGTTCCGGACTCCGGAGACACCGACTCGGAAACAGTCACCGATACGCAGACAGCCAACCTGCAGGTCTACTATTCTACCGTAGACATCGTGGGCGTGGACTGCTCTACATTCCTCACCACCCACTTCCTAACCCTACTCGAGGGACACAAGACCACCTACATGGGGCGACTGGAGTATCTCCACTACATGGGCAAGGAAGCGGCACAAGTCACCGCACACTATTCCGACAAAACCACAAAACTGTTTACCGCACCAGCCACCGGCGGCAACGACCTCTACACCACCATCGACGTCTCTCCGTCGCGATTCGAGACCGATGGCACCGATCTTCTCTACTACGTGGTAGAGGCAGGCTCACGCTCCATGACCTTCATCATAGACAGCGAGGAGCGTGATGTGGCGCCTACTCTGCTCTTCACCAACAGCTTCGGCTGCCAGGAGCTCATCTACTGCACAGGCAAGCACGAAGTAGACCCGCAGTACACCCGCGATGCAGCCTACATGGGCGGCATCAGGGTAAACTACCGCATCACAGAGCAGCGCACCTTCAACGCCGATACTGGCTATCTGGGCACAGACATGGCAAACTGGGCAGATGATCTTTTCCGCTCAGACGAGGTATATCTGGTCAACTTCATCGGAGGCGTTGCCAAGGTGGGCAAGCGCGTCACCCTATCAGACTCAAAATCCAAGCGCGACAACCTGCGCGACAGCGTGCCACGCTTCACCTTCAGCTACACCTACGCACAGCGTCAGCACAACGTGCTTGACCTGCAGCGTGCCGGCCGTATCTTCGACAACACCTTTGACAATACCTTCAACTGATGAGACGCACGGCTTACCACCTCACAGAGGTGCTGCGCCTCCTAGCCAAGGCAGAGCGAGACCGCTCTACCATTAACCTGAAGGCGTGGACATCAGACGGCGAGACCGTCGATTATACAGGATGGCTGGTCAGGGGCTGCAGCTGGCGTGGCGGATTCCACCGCCTCGTCAATCCGGCAAATGCCGAGGTTCGCACCGTTCCGGACATCTACATTCACCAGTTCCTGGGCTTACCAGTATATTTATGACATGAAACAGAAAAAATATCAGCTTCAGCAAGTAGGAGCCAGCGGTTCCTACAGCCGCTACGCCCTCGTGGCAGAGGGTGTGAGCAGGGTTACAGACTCCACCACCATCGAGCAGCAGTATGGGCGGGATACCAGTTTTCTGGGTTCCGGAGAGGTGGGCGATGCCACCATGGGCATCTTGGAGACTTCAGACGGCAAGCTCTTCGAGTATGTGAACTATGGCGATGACAACGACATGCCATACACCCTGCAGCAGTTGCTGCGCCGCAACATGGTGGCGCAGCGAGCCATGGCTTTCAACGTCCAGTGCTGCTACGGCCAGGGCGTGCGCTTCATGGACCGGGAGACCAAGCAGGACACTACCGACAGCGAGATACGCGACTTCTGCCTGAAGAACTCCATCCATGAGGTCTTCATGCAGCAGGCTACAGACATGAAGTTCTTCTTCTGGTCGGTAGAGGTCATCATCCTGAGCCGTGACCACTCCAAGATAGTAAACATCCGCCACAAGGACGTTTCCTACTGCCGCCTGGAGGTACCAAATAAGAAGGGGCGCATAGAGCATGTCTTCTTCGGCGACTTCCGCAACGTCATGTCGCCTGTCCACACCGAAGTCATCCCGCTGCTCGACCTCTATGACCCGCTGGGCGACCTCATGGCGCGCATGGGCAAGGCTCCAGATCCATATACCGGCATCAAGGGAAAGGCTCCTGAGATGGGCAAGGACTGCAAGTTTGCCATCATCTCACGCATCCCGACACCCGGACTGCAGTACTATCCGATACCATACTATGCCAGCATCTTCGACGATGCCTGGTACGACATCTACCGTCTCATCGGCATCGGCAAGCGCTACATGATAAAAAATACCTCTGCGCCACGCATCCAGATAGAGGTGCACCGCGACTACTGGGAGGAACTCTGCAACAACGAGGACATCATCGACCCAGATAAGCGCAAGGAGCGCATCCTGCAGGAGAAGGACAACATCATCAACTTCGTGTGCGGTCCGGAAAATGCAGGCAAGGCGCTCATCACGGGCTATTACTTCGACCCCAACGGTAAGGAGCAGCGCATGGTGCGCATCATCAACCTCTCAGAGGGCAGCAAGAAGGAGGGTGGCGACTGGGCAGACGACATGAGCGAGGCATCCAACGCTCTCTGCTTCTCGCTGGGCGTGCATCCAAACCTCATCGGAGCCACACCAGGCAAGAGTCAGATGAACAATTCCGGCTCAGACAAGCGAGAGCTCTTCATCCTCAAGCAGTCGCTCGAGAAGGCTTGCCACGACATCATGTGCAAGCCTTACCATGTCATCTCCCACTACAATGGCTATGCCGACCGAGGAGTGACCGTAGACGTGCCGATGATAGAACTCACGACACTAGACAAAAATAAGGACCAACAGACATCAATAGTTTCAAACAATGGCAAAAATGAAGATTCAAATCAGCAAGGATGACTTCGAGCAGAGCATCCTCGTAGCGACAAGCTCGCACTCTGAGGTGTTCGAGTCTGTGAGACCTCATTTCTATGAGGCATACAACAATATTCAGAAGCGCTTCCTCGGCTACGTTGGTGAGGAAGCGCTGGAGACAAATGAACGGCTATCGGCTGCAGTTGTCAAGGCAGTGTGCCTGACTGCATTCCTCGGCAACGTTCGCCATCTCGACCTGGTACTCACTCCGACAGGCTTCGGAGTAGTTGCCAACAACGAGGTCTCTCCTGCATCATCTGCGAGAGTAGAGGCGCTGATAGAGCAGTGTTTGGTCGCATGCTTGAAGGCAGAGGGCGAAATGATTACCTGGTTGTCTGCAACAGAAGGGTGGGGTGAGAGCCTGCAGGCGAAGATGAGCATAATGCTTCTAGTCTTCAGCATCGAGCAGTATGCCTTCCAGGTGAAGCAGGAGCTATCATCCAAGCAGTGGAAGGATAAACTGTCAGCACTCTACGAAGCTGATGGGGTGATGCGAAGGGTCATATCTGACGAGCAGATGGATGATCTGCTAGAGATGGAGCGGGGAGCCAAGGACAAGGATGACACCGCTGTAGAAATCATCTTCAAGGTGCGCAGATGCATGATCTTCCTGGCTGAGGGTTTGCTGACAGCCTATTCCAACGAGCGTGCGAGACTGCTCAGATACTTTGATGCAAATCTCGATAAATTCCCGTTATATGCGAATTCATCGGCATATAAGGCTAATCATTTCAAAGAATTTCAGAATGAAAAATCAAAACCTGCCTTCGTTTTTAATTCATAAAGATGGTACACAAGAGTTCAATTTCAAGGCGCCGTCAACGTGGGCGGAACTTTCAGAGGATCAGTTGCGCTATGTCCTTAGCATCATGTCGACGTTCCATGATCATACCGTTATCAAATGCTACCTTCTCGCAAGGTTCTGCGGACTTACCGTACATAAGTACACCAGAACCGGGTGGAAATGCAGCGTTAAATGCGATGAAAGCGGTGAAAATGGCGATGCTAAGACTGGAAAAGTGCGCAAGAGAGTCCTATACATCAGCGCTGCTGAAATCCTCTCTCTGCTCAAAAACTTCGATTTCATCGACTCCTTTACGGACTTTCGGCCTCTACAGGTCGCAAGTGACGTTCAGCTGAAGGCAGTAAACAGCCTGCTTCACGAAATCAGCTTCTACGATTACCTCAATATCGAGAAGAACTACCAGCTTTTCATGCTCAAGCAGGAGGACAGATTCCTGCTGAAGATGGCGCAACTCATGTACAGAACAGCAGGCGGTTCTGCCAGTGAAACCGCTAAATTTGAACCTTACGAACTCCTCGGAGTCTTCATGTGGTTCTCGAGTGTCAAGGAGTATTTTGCCGCCAACTTCCCTCACTTCTTCAGACCAGCCAGAGAGGGCGGCGAGCTGCGGCGTGAGGACATCCTGCCAGCAATGCAGGCGCAGATCAGGGCACTTACCGATGGTGACGTGACCAAACTGCAGGCAGTCTACAATACAGACTGCTGGGCTGCCCTCACAGAGCTGGACAACAAGGCTCGGGAGGCAGAGGAGTTCAAGAAACGCAACAGGCAAAATAGTTAAATTTACAGCACATGACAGAGAAAATCTTCGATTCCATCGCCTATTTCAAGCAGCTGGCTGCCGAGTGCAGAACCTGCAGGGATTATAATTTTGTCGCAACAGAGTGCTCCGGGCCTGATTCCATCCAGGGAGTCATGCAGCAGTTCCGTAAAGCATCCAACTTCATCATGGTGTCAGACACCGTTGACAGCAACACCCATTCCATCGGAGAGGGCTTCTTCGACCGCAACGTCTATACCGTCTGGATCCTGGCAGGGTACCGGCGCGATGACATGGCAGACCGAGAGGCGAAAATGAATATCTGCAGATATATCTTCCGACAGTTCCTCAGTCGCATGCTATACGACAAGAGCCGTGAGGCATACGACGGGCAGATGGAGTTCCTGGACCTCACGCAGGTCTATTCGAGCGAACTGGGCAGATGGTCCATGAATGGCGTCACAGGACTCTACTTCATGGTCACATCAGACGAACCTATCGACATTCAGTATGACGAGAGCCTATGGCAGACGCAGAAATAGACGATCTCCTCAGATATGAGCGAGGATGGGCTAATGCAATGGGCGACTACTGGCGAGAGCGCATGGAGCGACTTCGTACCATCGATACCGGCCGCCTATACGCTTCCATCAAGGCGCACCTGGAGCAGGGCTCTGTGACCACAATTGAGCACAACTTCCTGCAGTACGGTATCTATGTAGCTGCAGGTGTAGGTCCGGCACATGAATGGTACAAGTGGACCGAGGCACAGGGAGGCGAGAAAGTCCACCGCATCAACAACGGCGACCTCAACTTCCTGGGCGATGAATACCGCCGAGACAACAATCTCGATAAACCGAAGAAGGTGGGTCCAGCCTGGGGCGGTCGTGTCGCCGGTGGCGAACCAAAAGGCAGGCGTGACTGGTTCTCTCAGAAGTACTACTCATCTGTCATGAAGCTCAACGAGCATGAGGCAACCTTCTACGGCGACCGGTACAATGGTCTGATGGCATCAGCCCTCACCGAGATCTTCAGGGGCATAGGAGCGGCACGCAACCTCTAGGGAGCGTATTTTTACCGATTCCATCGAGATATTATCTTTGCAACAAAAATAGCAAATGGCATACAAATTAGACAAGAGTGCACTTCAGTCCCTCTTCGAGGGCATCAGAGACGAGCGGCGCCTGCAGGCTAACACGGCAAACCGCATCGGCAACGCTTTCCTCTCGCTGCTGCACTTCTGTGCTGACGAAACCTCCGATGCCTTCCTCAGCCGCAAGCATGACGATGCAGCCGAGGGCATGATTACCTTCCTGCGGGGACTCATCTCCGAGCAGATGGCGCAGCTCAAGGCGGGTGCACAGTTCGGTGACTTCGTGTCCGGACTATACAACGGCAAGGGTGGGCAGGTTGATGCCAATGGCAATGCCGAGGTTGAGAGCATCACCGTCCGCACATACATGCGGGTCATGGAGCTGATTGTCAACCGCCTGTCAGCGCAGGAGGGTGACACTTTCTTCACAGAGAGCGACACCATCGAGAGCGTTGACAGCCTGGGTGATAACTGCTATGGCCTGCACCTTCGCTCAAAGTATAGTGGATACTTCACGGCGCAGCATGTGGGCAACGTCATCAAGGGCGTGGTCAACAACATCGCCTCGGCAGCCAATTCTGGCACCTCGGCTGATTACTACACCTCATGGATGAGAGTCAACAGCGTCAACGCGGTTAAGAATTACATCGAAGTCACCCTCTATCCTGATGCCGATGTTCCGGCAGGCAAGAACTTCCCGCCGTGCGAGCTGATGAACATTGCACGTTACGGCAACCAGACCGATGAGTCGCTTCAGAGCTGCTTCTATATCTCCAGTTCCGAGGGGCGCATCGTCAAGCTGACGGGCGTCACGAAGCCGATACTGGATGATTACAACTACGGCATGGTCTTCGGCGACATGCCTGAGTTCGTCAAGTCGCTCGACCTTCCTATCGTCAAAGGCCGGGATTATCTCTATGCAGCCGGCATCATCACCCAGGACATCATACAGATCGACTACCATGGCAAGCCGATTGTCGATTATGTAGACCGGGGACCATGGTCAGAGACGGCAGAATATTTCTGTTCAGCTCTCAATCCGGGAACCGGTAAATACGAAACCTCCGATGTCTGGTATACCGGGTGCAAGTGGCGATGCCAGAAGACTGGTACTCATACCGCACCAAGATGGAACAATACCGACTGGTCGATGATAGAGGGCAATCCTGCCTTCGCCATTGACTTTCTCGAAGACGAGACGATCTATGACTTCGACAACTTCCGGGCTCCGCTAACTATCGTTGCTACGCTCTACGGCCAGGATATCACCTCAGATATCCTCGACAGCGACGTAGCCTGGACCAGATACACGGAGAACAAGGCCGGTGAACAGAGAGTAACCAGCGACAACATTTGGGCACTCGAAGTCGGCTCCAAGGCGGGCAAGGCTATCGTCCTGACCCAGTCAGACCTCTCCGTCGACAGCGAGGGAGTTCCGGCTAAGATAAGGTTCACGGCAACTGTTACACTTCGTGATGGCCTGGGCGATGAGGTCGCCCAAGATTCCATCACACTGGAATGTGTTTAATAACATATAAACAATGAAATACAAAAGATTAGACATCAAGTACACGCCTCTGCAGGTACATTACTCCAAGTCCGTATCAGGCAGCGTTCCGCTCGAACAGACCTATGATGCTGATCAGGATGAGTATTCTCCTGATTACAGGCTGACACCATGCGCCTTGCAGCCGGTCATCAGCATCATTGACCGCGATGGCATACTCAAGAGCGGTCGTGTCAACAGCGAGCTGACAGACATCGCCTGGTACAGAGTAGAGAATGGTGTGGAGGGCAATGCGCTGGTAACGACACCACAAAAGCATGTCATCACATCGTCAGGCAATGATGCTGGCAAGCTGCTCTGGTACATCAACGCAGCACCACAGAAGCCGATACTGCTCCGTTTCAAGGCGAAGTTCCTGGACACCCGAACAAACGAGGTACGCAATATTACGATGGACTACTCCATCAACTGCAAGAATGCGACCATCTACAAGCCGACGCTCCTGCTGTCAAGCGGTGACCGCTACTACAACCCACTCCGTGATACCCAGGCGCAGGTCATCAGCGCTTCCCTGCGCCTGGGGGCTGAAGAGTGCGCTAAGGAGAAGAGACTGTTCGTCTGGGAAATTCTCCGTGATAGAGGGCAGTTCTCTGCCATTACTGCAGATGATTTAGATATCAAGGTATCTGCTGATGGTGCATCCGTCACGCTAGACCGCTCTCTGATGGGTAAGCGCATCTGCATCAGGTGTAGAGCAAGATACTCTGCAGCAGGCAATCCGGAAAGCGTAGAACTGTCTGATGCCGCACCATTCAAGATAGTCAACATCGTCCGGAGAATTCCGTTCTACGATTACGACATGCTTGATACGGTCGATGAGGTGCTGCCTAACACGAAGGAGGTAAACCCAAGGGCAACTATTTTTGACAATGTAGGGGAAATAGCAAACCCTACGAGAGAGCTGCAGGTACTCTGGTGGATGGCACCGAATAATTCGGTACACTTCGAGAATGCTGTCCTTGTCGGACATGGCATGTCTCCGAGTGTTCCTACAGAACTTCTGGATCCAAACAGAGGAGCAATCCTCGCGTTGGAAGTCAAAGACCTCGATCCTTTAGCTCTGGCAATGGATGCCGATGACAAGGTCTTCGTGGACGCAGACGGCAATCCGTTTATTTTTCACTAATAATTATTTTTTTTAAATATGGAAAGATACATAAAGGCAAACCGCAAGGTCGCAGAGTTCCTTCAGCTGACCGAAGACAGAACACAACTGCAGGATGGTAACTTCCTGCTCTGGTGTCAGGACATCCTTCCGTTCGGTAAACCTATCGTGTTCGAGGAAACGCTGTCCAAAATTGGCGCTATCGCCATGGACGGCAAAACAGCCCGCAAGGAGCAGGAGGGAGAAGTGTGCAACAAGCTGCCTATAGCTACAGACAGCAGATTCGTCATGAGAGAGGAGGCAAAGAATGAGTAGTGCAAGCAAATCGGTCAACATCACGTTCCTGCAGAAGATGGGCACTTTCACGCCGTCTATCCAGTCTCCGGATGGAGATCTCTACCAGGAGTACCAGAAGAACGGCGATGTCGTTATCGTCTATCCCGACTTTTCGAAGTCGCAGCCAAAGCTCTACTTTGTTGTACTCTCATCACGTGCCGCAGACGGAGTCACGACACCTGTCTCCATGAAGTACTTCTTCAACGAGACGGAGATTCCGTTCAACAGCTCCGGCAAATCGACCGGTCTCTTCGAAGGTCTCTTCGAGATTATCAGACCAAGTGCTTCGCAGTTCTACTGGGGACTGAAGATATGCAACAACCTGGTCAAGGCATCAAATTACACAGCCATCAATATCAAGATGGTCGGCAAGGTTTCCGAGAGATCCAACCAGCAGGAGATTACCGATGAGGTACAGGCTGTATACAAGATACCGGTCGGTCCATACACAGGCGTAGCCTATCGAGTTTCGATCAAGGCTCCTGCAAGCGATACACACAACTTCGTGCTCAAAAACAAGGATGATAGCTGCCAGCTCGAAGCCAGAACCACGCTGGCCAACGAGACCCTGACATCATGGCTATATTATAAGTGGTACAGAGCCACAAACAGCATCACGGGTTGGGAGCAGATTGCAGGAGCAAATGGCAAGACAATTACTGTCAAGGCTTCCGAGGTCGATTGTACTCGCGAGTATATGGTAGAGGTCTACAATGACAAGGCCATGGGCAAGGATAATCTGCTTGGATTTGATTTCCAGACAGTCATCGACGCGTCGGATCCGTATGACATCGAGCCGAACCCGACACCCGCTGATGAGTCTATCAGCGAGGACGAGGCTGGTAATGGCACTGTGACCTATACACCTCGCATGATTGTCAGAGGCAAGTCAGAAGCGGTGGAAACTAAATTCTACTTCATGCTGAAATCCGGTTCCGGTGTTGTCCTCAATACCGAAGCAGCACGCAAGCCTACTGTTCAGTTGAGTTCTTTCGCTGTGACGAGAGAAGACTGCATACACGCAGGTTACAGCAACGTAGCATTAACAATTCAATCCGTTAAATAGCCTATGTCTGTTATCACAAGAGTGATCAAGTTCCTCCGCGTCGGTGTTGGCATATCCAATACCGACGTGGAATATGCGGAGTCAACAAGTCTGTCTACAGCTCCGACAGAGGGTTGGCAGACAACTGCTCCTCAGTGGCGCAAGGGCTACTATATCTGGAGCCGGACACACTTCTACTACACAGATGGTAGTGAGAAGGTGTCCACACCGATGTGCCTTGGTGCTGCCGGCAAGGATGCCATCAACATACAACTATCCATGTTGTCTATCGTTCACAAGAAGTCTCAATTCGATGGATCTTATAGCATCGACGTGCAGGCATTCGAAGCTGGCATGGAAATAGACTGTATTGTATCTTGTGACTTGACCAAAGATACTACAGGCGTCAGCATGCGTAGTGTCAAATATAAAAAAGGGAGACGCTTACTGATAACTATAGAAAAAAATACTATAGTCAACGATGCACTAGACATATTAGTTAGAGTAAATGGGATATCCTATACATATAAGGTACCTATAATTACCGTTGAAGATGGTGAACCTGGAGCTAAGGGAGAGACTGGTGCAACACTTCGAGGACCGCAGTCTTGGTCTAACTGCGGCAATGGCTACAGCTTCCAGGCAGGTGCTGCAGGCGAGGAGTGGAAGGATGCTGTCATCTACAAATCCGGTTATTATAGCTGCATCAAGAGTCACGTCAAGACTGCAACTAACTACCCAGGCAGTGACGAGGATACCAACAATGGCTACTGGCGACTTGGAAGCCCTATTGAACTGGTTGTCGCCAATATCATCTTATCGCAATTTCAGATTGTAGAAAATTTAGGTGTCCGAACAATCGAGATGAAGGATAAGGACGGCAATGTTGTCTTCAGAGCTAAGGACGGAAATCTCGATTGCAAGGGTGGCAATTTTGAGAACATTAAGGCAACAGGTAATTTCAAGTCTAGAAATGAGAAGACCTGGAATGAAATCGAAATGAATGCTGATAAGGGTTACCTTGTCATGCGTGGACCAACTTCAGTTAATGATGATGACTGGAATTTGCCAGGCTCAGATGCAGAGATGACAGACCTTTTCAAGGTTAAATTTGAGTCAGATGGTGATACGCTGAGTCGAATTGCGACAATGGATTTATTTGGATTTGGTGGAAGGAAACGGGTGAATATAGATCCAGAATTTGGTTTAAGAATATACTCTGATGAGGGGACTGATAATGAAAGTCATCTGTTTTTGAGCAAGGATTGGATTGATTATAGTGACGGATTAGGGCACGTGTATCATCGTGATTGGAATAGTTTGCTAAAAAAAATATTATAATAATTATGGAAGGTAAAAAATTCAACTCCGTGGCGAAAGTCACAACCGTCAACAGCAACCAGAGCGTGCTGCTGGCAGACCAAAATGGCAATGTCACTAGAATTGGCATGGATGCGCTTAAGGCTGACCTTGCTGTAGGTCAGCATGCCTGGTGCGGAAGAGTGTGGGACACAAATAACGCAACGCCTAAGGCGGCATCATACATTGGCTCACTTGAATTGCTGAAGGAATTGCCATACATCCTCGGACTTGGCGCATACTTGGTCAAGAATGACCACAGCCGTAGGAAGCTCGACAGCAAGGATCACCACAGATATGCTAATGGTGAACCGGCAAGACTGGATGGTACAGAGGGTCACTATCAGTGGGGCTGGGGACGTAAATTCTACGTTGTCATCAAGGATATTGGCGGATTGCACTATGAGCAGATTGGCATCAAGCCAATACCAGGTGAATACAATCTTGAGATACCAATCGGCAGTCTTTCAGCAGCAGGCTTCGCTACTATTGAGCGTAGTACCGGACGCCTGGTCAGTTACATCAATGATGCGGCCAACTATCGTGGAGGCGACAACAATGCTACCTATGATGGCAAAAACAATACGTTGCTGGGCAGACCTGCTACCGCGATGACTACAGAGCAGTTCAGAGCTGCAGCGCGTAAGAATGGCAAGGGTTGGCTTTGCACAACCATGCGACATACATCCATTGTTGCAATTCTGTTCAGTGTCATTTTCGGTACACATTATGATCAGGATGCAGTCAATGCCAACAAGGATGCCAACGGCCTCTTCCAAGGTGGACTCGGAAGAGGCTTGACGCAGATGCCGAACTGGGATACCTACAATGGTTGGCGGCCAGTTGCACCAATGAGTGCAGGCATTGAGCTTGGTGATTCATGTGGAGAAGCGACCTATGCAGTTAAGAATGACGCAGGCACAACGGTCTATAATGCCAAGATTCCATGTTTCTTCGGTTATAAGAATGGCTTCGGCAATCTATTTCGAATGATGGATGATGAGTTCTGCCAGGTGAATAGTGACATGACCATGACCCACCTTGTCGCTCCGTCTATTTACGGCTCATGGACTATCGGTAATGCTACAGGCATGAAGGCGTTGAGCAAGTCACCAGGTGGTGGTGAAGGATTTATCAAGACCTGGTCGATGGAACATCTGGAGAACTTCTGTACGCAGATTGGTGCAACAGAGTCAACCTATTCTACTAGTTATTTCTGGAATACGTCAAAAGCTACTTCCGGTTTTCGCTTGTGTTTGCGCGGTGGCCGCGCTTTCGATGGTGGTCGATGTGGTCTGTCGACGCTCTACGTGAGCTATGCTGTCTCGGATTCCAGTGTGTTCTTCGGTGCGGCCCTCTGCGAAGCAGCATCCGAGTGGTCATTGGAACCAGTGTATTACGAGGCGGCCTAAAGTGTTCAGAGGTGTGCTGGCGTGAGCAGGAGTGTGCAGGATTGACCAAGGTTCCCAAGCGGAGCCAAGGGCAATCCTGAGCACCCTGCGAGCGTAGCGAGCAAACCCTACCGCCCTTGGGCGGTCGATTTTTTTTGAAATTTCGCTCTTTGACATTCTTTCATTCCGATTTTTTTCAGTACCTTTGCAGGCGGTTTTCAAACCAGGCTGTGATTCCTGCGCCGGTTTTCGCTTGTGTTTGCGCGGTGGCAACGCTAACAATGGTGGTCAATGTGGTCTGTCGACGCTCAACGTGAACAATGCTGTCTCGGATTCCAATGTGAACTACGGTGCGGCCCTCAACTTAACAAGATACTGCAGGTTAGTTTGCTTAGCTGCAGAGATTTCGGGTGTCAGGCCTTGCCTCATGGCAAAACATACACTTTAGCAGAATAGCAAGTAGATGATGACAATGGGTCATCCGGTCGAAAGTTAGGACATTAGAAAAGCAGACAACAGACACAGACACCGACATTTATCAGACACCGACCTTTTTTTATAAATAAAATTTTAAAGCAAGTGAAGAGGTTAGGTAACATTTCACAGGCGGTTGAAACTTTGCAGAATTTTCGTGAAGCATTTTTTGATTTTTCCCGGCACAAGAAGTCCCGTCTCTCAGTTCAAGCGTTTGAGGCAGAGTTTGAAACAAATCTTCAAGCCCTGCTAAATGCATATGTCAATCAGACATGGCATACATCAGACTATGAGGCCAAGCAAGTCGAAAAGCCCAAGCATCGCATAGTCAATAAGTTGCCTGTTGGTGATCATGTCATCCAACATGCAGCCATGCACACCAGTGAAGATAAGTTGAGAGCCAAGATTCCTTTCAACAGTCCGGCTGGTACCAAGGGGCGAGGCACGCATTTCTTCTACAAGATTATCAAGCAGGATATCTATACCTCCCCACAGAAAGAGACATTCTATTGCTTGCCCATGGATATACACCATTATTTCCAGAATGTTGAGCATAATCTGCTCAAGAGAGAGTACAGGTTGTATATCAAGGATCGCAAGCTACTTGCTTTCATCGACGAGGTCGTTGACAGCTATGCCAATGGCATTGTACTGGGCGTCAAGCTTACACAACTTTTGGGGCAACTGTTTCTGGCGAGGTTTGACTATCTCGCCATGCGGTGTTTCGACATACTCCAAGACCCCGAAAAACACGGTTATTGGCAGGCTCGCTACGTCACGGACATGCTCCTCACATGCCGCTCGGAGCAGCAAGCTATCGTTTTAAATGTGGGGGGGTAAAATCCCTCAATGAGCGCTTCGACCGTTTTTGCCGCGAAGGGCTCAAACATTATTATAGATTCATGGACAACCTCTTCGTCATGCATGAAGATAAGGTCTTCTTACGCCTTATGGCGGAGCTTGCAGTCATGCACTTGGCTAGAGACTGGAAGCTGAGCATCAATAAGAGTTGGAATATTCATCGTACATGTGACGGCATAGACTTCTGTGGACAGAAGATCTTTGCCGACCATGCCCTTTTGCGCAAGCGCACCAAGCAGGCACTCTGTGCCCAGGTGGCAAGATTGCGCAAACGTGGACTTAGCGATGAACAGATCCGGCGCAAGGCAGCATCCAGGCTTGGCCTAGCCAAACACGCAGATACAAAAAACTTATTAAATAAAATCGGTATGAAAAAGTATGGTCAGATTGTGAAGGCTCGCAAGGGAGAGGTTCCCTTCGAGGGCATGAGCATGGCACAGAAGAAGCATCCAGGCGATATCCTGTGCCACAACATTGAGGACTATGACAAGTTCCTCATCCTCATAGAGGATTACAAGTTAGATAAGTCGAGAGTCGACTTCAAGATGGAGCAGGTTGAAGAAGTTGACGACCAGGGCGTCAAGCACATAGTCACCAAGAAGGTGCCTAAGGACCGCCTCGCCATCCGCTTCCGTTTCATCGATCACGTCCGGAAGACAGGACAACTCGATGAACATGGCGATGAGATTGAGGAGCCGGTTTGGCAACCTGAGTCGTGGTGGCTCTTTACTGGGTCAGATATTCTGGTTGACCAGGCACGTAAGGAGTGGGAACTGCTGGAAAAGGGCTTCTACACCGTTGCAGCGGAACTCACCAACAAGTTTGGCAAGAAATTTTATAAGTTTATCTAGATGCACAAGAAATTTTATCTTTGCCGTATGTCATACTTGAGATATGACAGCAAGCATTTTCTACTGTTCTTGAGTGAGCAGAAAGTAGAAAACTATCACCCAGACACCACCATGTCGGAGTCTGATGGCGATAGTAAGACAGTGACAGCATACAGCTACGAGGGCACAGAGATTGACGGCTCAACTAAAATTGAGGCAGAGTCGGCAAGTTATAAGGAATTCGTGAATGGCTTGGTTCGTACCAGGTACAGCCAAGGCGATGTCGAAGCCATCCTGTGCAACCATGGTGATGGAAACAAGGAGCACGAGACAGAGTACCAGGTATTCCAGGAGTGGCGAGAGCAGGCTAAGCAGATGGCAAGAGAGTTACTCGACCGGGATATCTCATAGTTATCAGATACGGCAGGAGGGCAGTAGTTCTTCCTGCCGTATTTTTATATATCTTATATTATATGTACCTTTGTGCCAGATTTAATCAGGTACAGATATGCAGAGAAATACCAAGGATTGGATACACTACAGCTCTGCTGGCATAGTTCTGCTTGCTGGCATTGTGCTCGTGTACATCAGCTTTTTTATGTCCCACGACGTCACGTCTAACGTCTTGTGGTACTTTGGGCAGAGTCTGGTTTACGTGGCAACCGTCTTTGGTTTCGCACTGACTTTTGACACCAGAGTTAAAGACATTATCAATAAATATTTTAACAATAAAAATGGCACGCAAGATTAAGAAAATTTTCGTTCATTGTACAGCAAGCCGACAGTCATGGTCTGTCGATGCCTTGCTCAAGGAGTTTAGAGACAAAGGCTGGCATTATCCAGGCTACCACTGGGTCGTAACCGCTGATGGCAAGTACACGCAGCTCATGACAGAAGACCTGCCGTCCAATGGAGTCAAGGGGCACAATTTCGATTCAGTCAACGTGGCATACATGGGTGGAATATCCCGCACAGGCAAGGCTATCGACAACCGAACAGAAGAGCAGAAGGCTGGACTTCGCCAACTCTTGAAGGAGTTACGCCAGCGCTACCCTGATGCCAAGATCATGGGACATCGTGACATCTCGCCTGACAAGAACCACAATGGAGTAGTCGATCCATGGGAGCGCATCAAGGAATGTCCATGCTTCGATGCCATTCCTGAGTATGCTGACATTTAAAAACTAGGATTATGCAGAAACATCTCAAGTCAATCATCATGGCCATATCGGTGATATTGGTCATCATCGCCTGCTTCTGGATTTTTGACCATCGACAGCAGCGAGCGGAGCAGGAACTGAGAGAACAGCTCAATGGGCTGAAACTTCAGTATGCTCCAGCCGAGCGAGACACCATCCGAGACTCTGTCACAGTCATCACGCAGCAGGTGCTGCAGATGAAGGAAGAGGAGTACAGACTTCAAGCCTACGACCGCCAACTGCTCCATGACCTGGACATTCGTCTTGGCCAGGTCATGGCAGATCAGCGCACGAGTCTGAGTACTGCTGATACGGTCAAGACTGACCGCAACGATTCAGTCTATACCTACAGCGACCGATGGCTTAGTCTCCGTCTCAACACGGCAGACTCCATCTTAACATACAAGGCGAGAGACAGTCTCCAGACCATCGTCTACAGACAGTACAAGCACAGATTCCTCTGGTGGCGATGGGGCACCAGAGGCTATGACATCAAGGTCATCAACTTCAATCCACATTCCAACATATTATATAACAGCTATATACAAGTCACCCGATAATGGCAAGACAAGAGGTATATACAACAGTCATCAAGCTCAACTCAGAGGAGGCAAAAAACCGACTCAAAGAGTTAGAGGACAGAGTCGCTCGTCTGAAGAAGGCAAAACAAGATGCCTTCTCGGCGGGCGATTCCCGTTTAGGCGCATCTCTCGCGAAAGATCTGAAGGCCGCAGAGCGAGAGATGAAGCAATTCAAGAACTCAACCATGAGCGTCAAGGAGACACTCGACAACCTTTCAAGTGCAAGCCTCGGACAGCTGGAGAAGGCAGCTAGACATCTGAAGGGGCAGATGAAGGCAGCGTCTGACCCTTCAGACTTCGCAAAATTGGACGCTCAACTCTCCAAGGTTAAGGAGCAGATGCTTGCCCTGAAGGGCGCGACACGCAAGGCTGATGAGGAAGCGAGACGCATGACCGCAACGGTGTCAAACCTGAAACATGCTTCACTCAATGACCTCAACTTCACAGCTTCCAAGCTTCGCAGCCAGATGGCTGACTACGACCCGACATCTACCATGTACGCCTCTCGAGCTTCGCAGCTGAAGCTGGTCGAGGCAGAGCTGGAACGCATCCGACAGAGCGAGCAGAAGGTGGTCACCCTCATGCAGAAGTATGACAAGGAGATAGACAGCACCAACGTGGACATCAAGGAGACCAAGCGTCAGATGCAGCTCGTCAACAACACCATGGCCAACCTCAAAACCTCATCCATCCGTGACCTCGAATACTCCATTAAGGCGCTCAATCAGCAGATGCAGGGCATGCAGCGTGGTACCGAGCAGTTCAAACAGATGGAGCTGAAGGCGAAGCAGCTGAAGGCAGAACTGCAGGCAGTCAGAGCCGAGGGCGTTGCCCAGGAGTCCTGGATCAAACGCTCGGCTGACTGGTTCAACCGTATGCAGGGACTAGCTCTCGGTGCAGTCGCTGCCATCTCCGGCATCACCTTCACAGTCAAGAAGTGTGTGGAGGAGTATGCCAAAATGGATGATGAAATGACCAACGTCCGCAAGTACACTGGGCAGGCAGCCGAAGAAGTCGAGCGCATGAACGAAGATTTCAAAAAGATGGATACCCGCACACCTCGCCAGAAACTCAACCAACTGGCAGAGGATGCCGGCAGACTAGGCATCACATCGACTGCTGCAGTTGAGGAGTTCGTAGATGGAGCAGATAAAATCAATGTTGCACTCGGTGATGACCTCGGAGATAAAGCAGTCTCTCAAATCGGTAAACTCGCACAGATGTTCGGCGAAGACAAGACCAAAGGTCTGCGAGGTGCCATGTTGGCAACAGGTTCTGCAGTCAATGAGTTGGCGCAGAATTCTTCTGCCTCTGCCGGTTATCTCGTTGATTTCACCGCCCGTGTGGCAGGTGTCGGCAAGCAGGCGGGATTCACGCAAGCGCAGATAATGGGTCTCGCTTCTGTACTCGACCAGAATATGCAGCAGGACGAGACGGCTGCAACCGCAGTGCAGAACCTTCTGGCCAAGATGTTCCAGGACTCCGCAAAGTTTGCTCAGATTGCAGGTCTCAATGTCAAGGAATTCGCAAAGACGTTAAAGGAGGACGCCAATGGCGCACTCCTCCAATTCCTGGCAGCCATGCGAGCTAAGGGTGGATTCGCAGACCTCGCACCGATGTTCGAGGAGATGAAAATGGATGGTTCCAGAGCTACTGGAGTCCTCACCGTCCTCGCAGATAAACTAGATGACATCAAGACTGCTCAGAACCTGGCAAACGAAGCCTATTCCGAAGGCACATCCGTCCTCAATGAGTTCGAGACACAGAATGAGAACGTACAGGCTCAACTTGACAAGGCGAGCAAGAAGTTCCTGGATCTCTCCATAGAGCTAGGCCAAAAGCTCTACCCTGCTGCAAGATATTGCATATCTGCAGCCAGTCTCGGAGTTCGGGCACTCTCCACACTCGTAGATTTCTTCAAAGATTATTGGCGCATATTAATTGTGCTGACAGCTGCCATCGTCACCTATACTGCAGTATCTAAGGCAAAGTTGATAGCAGACAAGGCGCAGATGGCATGGCTCAACATCATGATTCTGCGCGAGAAGGCGCATCTCGTCCTTGTGGGTCTCAAGACATCTGCTCTCAAGACCATGGCAATCGTTCAGATGGCGTTGACACGTGAGATAAAACTGACCACTGCAGCGCAGATGTTGTGGAACAAAGTGTTGTTGGCCAACCCGATCACTGCCGTGATTGCTGTTGTTGCCGGTCTGACAGCCGCAATCGTTACACTCTCTAAAGAGACGAGCACAGCTGAGCAGGCTCAGCGTGACTACAATGATGCCGTGACCGATGCCAACAAGCAGACTGCTGAAGAGGAGGCATCCATCATTCGCCTCGTTTCTGCCATCCAGTCCAACACCACAGCTGAGTCAGACCGCAAGGCAGCATTGGAGGAACTCAACGGCAAGCTGATGCGTGAGCATCTGGGCAACATTACAGAAGAGGCAGTTCGTACAGGACAGGCTACAAGGCAGATACAGTCCTACATCGACATGATGAAGAAGAAGATCGTCATCGATGGCTTGCAGAAAAAACTGGCAGAGTCTATAGCTAAGCAGGCAGAAAATGAAGACTTGCTTAGCGAAGCAGACAACGACAAGCGTGGCTTTTGGACAAAAGTTTGGGGACGTATTAATCCATTTGCAGGTAGAAAAACAAAGATGCTAAACTTAGCATCTGATAACAGAGAAGCGTTCATGGAGACTGTAAACCACGAAATTAAGAGAGAGAGGCAATACCAGCAGGAGCTCATCGATAAGATTAATCAGCTGGAGCCCCAGCACTTCGAGATCAATGATCCGGAACCATGGCGCAACAATGGCTTCAATGGCAAGGCCAATGATGGTACCATCATTAAGCAGCAGAGTACAGCCGGCACTCATCAGGTTTCAGAAAAAGAGCGCAAGGCTCGTGTCAAGGCAGAGAAGGCAGCTGCAGCCGAGGCACGTAAGCGCCAGGCTGAAGCCAAACGCAAGCAGAAGCAGGCAGCCGATAGCATCAAGGCTGAGACCAACGAACTGATGGCTGAGAACGCCAAAGCATATGCAGAAGGTAAGAAAACCTATCAGCAGTTCATCGATGACAGACAGAGCTTCCAGATTAAGGGCTATGCCAAGCTGAAACAGTTGTATGGTGCTGAGAGCAATGAGTACAAGCAGTTACTTGACAACCAGGTCAATGTTGTCAAGCAGCATGATGCTGCAATTCAAAAAATGAATGAGCAGACCATTGAGCGTGAACGCCTCCAGAAGGAGGCGAGCATCAAGGCTCAATACAATGATGCCAACTCCGCTATCTATCAGAATGATACAGCTCTCAATGAAGCCCTTTATAAGAATGATGTCGAAGCAATGAAAAAACGTCTTGCACTCTACAAAGACAGAGAGGGCAGTGAGGAGTGGCTGGATCTGAAGGCTGAGATGGAACAGGCTGAGCTCGACCACCAGCTGCAGATGCAGGAGACATACCAGAACCAGCTGCGTGAACTACGTCAGCAGTTCGGCAAGCAAGACCTGCAGGCTCAAGAGACAATGTACCTCAATGGCCTTGACAATCTATACAAGCAGGGTTTGATCAAGGAGGAGGAATATCAGCAGATGAAGTTGGAGATAACCAAGCAGTTCGCGGCCCAAAGAGCGCAGATTGATGCTGATGACCATGGAGCCGGTAGCGCTCAAATAAAAATCAATGATAAGTCATCTGAGATGGTCAACAGTGCCAGGGCAGCTGCAGGTGAGTCCCAGTCGACCGGCAATGCAACTTTGGGTGGATACTTCTCCTCACAAGTTGAGAACTATCAAAACACCATGGAGAAACTGAAGGAGTTGTATGGCAAAGATAAGCAGAACCATGCTGCATACATGCAGGCGAAAGGGAAGATCACCTCTGATTACCTCAATGACCTGATTGAAAAGACAGCTGTTGTTTACAATGGTATCAACGGTATTCTATCTGCGTCATCGTCATATGCTCAGGCATGCTCTGACCTCGAGCAGGCGAAAATTTCCAAGAACTACGAGAAGCAGATTGCTGCAGCTGGCAACAATTCGAAGAAAAAGAAAAAGTTGGAGGAGAAGCGAGACAAGGAACTTGCCGCTGCAAAGTCAAAGGCTAACAAAAAAGCCATGAAGATAGAAATTGCGCAGGCGATAGCATCTACAGCAATGTCTGCTATCAATGCCTATGCATCTGCTGCAGCTATACCAACAATAGGTTGGACATTAGCTCCTATAGCAGCAGGTATGGCCACAGCTGCAGGTATGATACAGCTTGCGGCTATCAAGAAGCAGCACCAGGCAGAGGCAGCAGGTTACTACGATGGTGGTTACACCGGTGGCAACCGCTACCGAAAGGAGGCTGGTGTCGTACATGAAGGCGAGTTCGTGGCTAATCACAATGCAGTCAACAACTCTTCCATCCGTCCAGCTCTCGACCTCATCGATAGGGCCCAGCGCTCCAATACAGTTGGCTCGCTGACCGCTGATGATATCACACGCTCACTGGGACAGGGAAGCAGTACCGTGGTGGCTCCTGTTGTCAATGTCAACAATGATAACACCGAGGTACGACAGTCCCTCGATGGAGTTAATTCAGCAGTCACCAGACTCAACGAGAATATTGAGAGAGGTATCAAGGCAGATGTGTCTATCGCTGGCAGAGACGGCATAGACCGCAAACTCAATGAATATCATCGTATACTAAACAACAAGTAGATATGATAACATGCATCATCAATGGCCATAAGGCCTATCCCATTTCTACATCATCCATCAAGGTGACATACGCTAACCAGTATGTCACCGATGATGGTGAGTACACCTATGACATCACCTTCCCCATGAATATCCTGGAGAACCGTGTCATATTCAAGAATGTCTCACGCTTGGAGGTCAGGAAGAACATCGCAAAATACGATGACTGCAAGCTGTTCTGTAACAGCCAGCTAATCATGAGCGGTGTCGGAACAATACTCTCCGTGAATGAGAAAGAAATCAAACTGCAGATAGTCGGAGGCAAGTCCCGCATCAAGTTCAACGACCGCATGACCAAGCACTACATCGATGAGATTCCATTTGGCACAGCTGACAAGCCTGGTTATACAGTTGATAAGGGCTTCTCCCAGAAATTTAAAGACCTTTTCAAAATCTATGGCATCTACAGACTTGATGAAGATAAGTCGAAGTTCCTGGGAGTGGAAGGAAAATGGTGCTTCGTACCTGTACGGGACGAAACAAATGATATGATTGCCAATTTTGTTGGAGTAGATAAAACGAAACAATTTATTGGCTACAATGCACCATTTATCTCTAACCTAGCTGTTCAGCCCAACCTGTTGTATATCTTCCGTAAGGTAGTGGAATACGAGGGATATACTCTCAAGCGCAACGACTTCGACTGCAAGCCGTGGAACCTCCTGTATATCGCATCGGCCTACAAGACTCGTGAGCTGCGAAGGGCACTTCCTCATTGGTCGAGCTATACTTTTATAGAGGAATTTCGAAAGCTTTTCAATGCCACCATTGTTTTTGATGATATCCAAAAAACTTGTTCTGTTATCAAAAAATCAGAGCTGACAACCGCAGATTCCGTAGCGATTGAGACTCTGGACGAATACACAACGGACTACGACGAAGACGGATCCTTCTCCACGTCATCTACAGCAAATTTGGAGTATAATCTGGGTGATTCTGCAAACAGAGATAACTATGAAGTTATCTCAAAAAAAGTCTTCGAGAATTTTGAAATAGTCCATGGTACAGCTACCTGGGACCCGCAAAATCAGTTCAAAGGGACAACACAGTCATGGTCTGAAAAACAAAAAAGACAGACCATCATTGAGTGTAATGGTAGTTACTACATATATGTAGAGAATGAGGGCGGTTCGAAAACATGGCAGCTGGCAGGCGTATGGTCACCATTAATCAGAGACAGTTCTTCGGATGATTATGTCGATCTGAACATATCTCCTGCAGCACAAGTTGTAGAAGATATCAATTTCAAAACAGCAATCATAGGCGAAGATAATTACTTCGAGAAGCGATGCCTTCTTTCATTACCTAATGATAAGGAGCCGGATTCAAAGGAGTGCGATGTTGATGATGACGGCTACAGCTACACATCCGTGCAGGATGCGGTAGATGATGAGTCAACACTCGACAAATCCGAAGATGATCAGGAATGCATGAATATATTCTTCATTATTCCAGGAGAAGTACAAGATGACAACAAATTTAGTTGGGTTAGAGCGAAGTCCAGGTGGCCAAAATTCAAAACCGACTACCGAATAAATAAAGAATATTGTGGTAGTACCGAAGGAGGGTTTGGTGGAAACGGAGGAGGATACTTTAAAGAAAAGTATCCTTACTCTCTGTCGATTTGTACGAAATCTACTAATGATGTTGTTACTCTGGGCTGCTTACATGATAATGGTCTAAGATTAGACAATAAAAACTGCATGGAGGCCAAGTTTAAGTCAGATGACATACCGGATCCATCAAAGATATACATCATCCGCAACAAGAAATATGTGTGCGAGAAGATAGAGATGGAAGTCAAGGACGATGTCATCGAGCCAGTTTACACGGGATATTTTTATATGCTATCATAATATATATAATAAGGTGGGGAGCAGTTAGTTCTCCACCTTATTATATTATAGGATACCCTGATAGTTCTTGATATACTCATTCGCTTTCTGTATATCCTTAGGCGTATAGATGTCTGTGATGAGTATAGATGAGTGTCTCGCCTGGTCTCTGACCGACAAGACGTCGGCATTGGCCCGCAGCATATTGGTGATGCCTGTGTCTTTTAAGCTGTAGAACTTGAAGCGAGGTGAGAGCTTCAGTTCCTTCCTCAGGACCCGAGTCCAGTAGTCTCTGAACATTTTCTCATTCTTTCTTTCAGATCCAGGCATGAACCCGTCAGAAAAGAGGTAGTCCTGCCCTGGGTGTGAGAAGATGTTGAGTTCCAGCATCAGCTTGATGACATGAGTCGGCAACGTAATCACGGCATCATTGCCATTCTTAGTGTTCTCGCCATGCAGAGTGAGTGTCTGAGTCTTGATATGAATATCACAGATTCTGAGATAGGACATCTCTCGAGGGCGGATGAAGAGGTAGTGAATGATTTCACACGCCAGCAGATAGTGCCTGTTATGCTCCATCAGATAATCTCTGATGAGCTGCATGGTGCAGTCCGGTATGACATCTCTGCTTTTCTTCTGCCTGGACTTGATACGTTCCAAACCTTCTGTTGGGTTCTTGGGTATATAGCCTCGAGCCAACAGATAAGCGGAGAAACTCTTAGTCCAGGCAAGATAGTTGTTGCGGGTCAGGACTGTATTATTGCGGTCGATGAAAATGTAGTCCAGGAACTTGCTAACATTACCTCTGTCCCATTGGTATGAGTAGTTGAGCGTTATTCTTTTCTCTTGCTTCCATTTTTCCAGGATGCGGAGACGACTGCTATAGTCGACATAAGTCTCCTCACGCATACTGCCCTCGTTGCACATTTTGGCCAGATAAGACTTATACCTGTCGAGCACGTCATCCCATTTAGTATATTCCAGGGGCTGCAGCTCCTCAATCCAAGGATTCCATCCAGCCATAAGTTTCTCGGTGAGATTCTTAATAACCTGGTCGGCATAGGCACGTTGGTTCCGCTTGCCCTTGATATGGTCAAGCATAATTTTTTTCTTTCTCATGCGGTTGACTCCTGGATCAAACGCCAAGAAGGAGATATAACATTCTGATTTTTGATGCAAAACTGGAGGTTTCCAGCCAATGACACTGCTAAGAATTGTGTCATTCGAATTTGGAGCATAATTTTTTTTTGCCATATCTATAATTTTTCAGATACAGCCTATTAATATTAATGTGTAAAGGATTGAAACCGAAATTTCGCCGACCATTTTGGCCACGACCAAGGCAAATCCCCTGTGTATAGGCACATTAGACGGCTTTTGGTCGGGATTACTGGACTCGAACCAGCGACCTCATCGTCCCGAACGACGTGC